CATAAAACTATAAGCCTCTACAAGAGATCCGTAAAGCAAAGCAAAAGGTGCATTGGTGCTAATCCATGTTGTGCCACTATCAGAACCTGCTGTTAAACTTGCGGGTCTATGATAGTAATTTAATTGTATTGCATAGTTACTGTTTGGTGTAGGTGCTAGAATAAAGTTATCCTCATCAAATCTAGCATAGTATTTTGGTAATCCAGTTGTTGTTGAAGCTGGTGTGTATTCTCTAATGAAGTTTACATCTTTTTGTAATAAAAAACTTTCAGATCCAGATGTAGTTATCTGTAAAGAAAAAGACGCTAAATAATCATTTGGCACTGTAAGAAAAGCATCAGATGATGTTAATGCACTTGTAACATTTTTTCTAAATATATCTAAATCTATACTTTTAAATATTTTCTCTTCAGCGGCTTTTATAAAGTTAGGTATATTGTTTACAAAAACTGTTTCTGAATTATCAGTGTAATCTTGTATTGCTGTTGTTAATGTCGCTTTTGTAAAACTCATTTATGTCCCCAATGTTACAGGTCCAGCAGTGACGGATCCCCCACCACCTCTTATTCCTCCAGTTGTAGCAGTACCACTACTAGCAGAAAAAGTATATGTATTATCATCTACTTTGGTTATAGCATAACCAGATGAATTATTCAAAACAGTTGCTGTAAATCCATCAAAACCTATTGCATCTCTGAATCTAACAGTATCACTTGTTGATCTACCATGTGATGGTTCTATAACTGTAATAGATGCACTACTAGCTGTAGACAGAAATGGATTTAAAACAAGTAAATTTTCTACAGAAACTTCAGTTCTTGAATCTGGTCTTGGCTCATACAACGCTGTTGGATCTGGGCCTGGATAGTTAGGCTCTAACTGTGGGTGTTTAGCCTCATATTCATCTGGACCCACTTTTAATCCATTCCACTCTTTTATCATATCTCGCAAACGATAACGAAAGCCAGACCGATCTGAGTATCCGTATGCTCTTTTACCACTTGCGTACCTAGCCATTAGTACCTCAAGTATGAAATATTAGGAGTCAACTTTAATGGTGTGCTGTTCGCATCCTCTGACATGGCTCTTTGAAATTC